GCGGGCTCCAAGGTCCCGGCGAACTACATCTTCGCGCTCAACGAGAGCTATCTGCACATCGGCGCCCACAAGGACGAAGACATGCGCTTCGAGCCCTTCCAGAAGCCGGTGAACCAGAACGTGAAGACCGCCAAGGTCTACTGGACTGGCATCTTCGGCAGCGACAACAACCGCATGCATGGCGTCTTCAGCGCCGTCACCGCCTAAGGAGGGCCTACCAATGTCTGCTTACAATGCTGCTCCTATCAAATTCTCGGGCGTCTCCTCGACGACCAACAGCCTCGGGGTCAACGACCCGCAGACGGGTGACCGCTGCGAAGAGGGGGGCGTCAGCTACCTCTACGTCTACAACGGCTCCGCCAACAGCAACGTCTATCCGGGCTACGGCGTCGTGCCGCAGGCGGGATCGACGGCCTACACCATGACGCTCTCGTCGGTGACCGACACGGACTGGCTGGCGGGGGTCTGCGTCAATGCGACCATCGCCACCGGCTACTACGGTTGGGTCGCGACCCGCGGCTACGTCCACGTCGTCCTCTCCACGGCTTCCGCCGTGACTGGCGACCTGCTCGGCGTCGGCGTCAACGGCACCTGCACCCGTCACAACGTCTCGGCGACCACCGACGTGGCCATCGCGCCGTTCTTCGGCAAGTTCGTCACCTCGGTGGCCACGGCCGGCACCGGGACCGTCTACCTCTCGACCTACACCTAAGGGACCTTGCGTGGCTAAAACTCGGGAAATCATCTGTGACTATCAGCAGTACATTGATGCACCGCCGCAAGGCGTCTCGCAGAAATCACTGTATGGCCAGGCTTGTGCCAACGACGAGCAGACCGTCCATAACTGGCGGCCGATCTGGCTGAAGAACTACACAGAGAACTCCAAGAGGTTTGGCCCCTTCAAGGACAAGGGCCTCGGGCTGCTGCACGGCGCGCACCGGAACGTTCCGGCCGTCGTCATCGGCTCGGGTCCTTCTCTTAAAGAGAACGCTCACGAGCTCAAGGATCTGCCCTCCGGGATTCCGGTGCTGTCGTGCCTTCACAACTTCCATTTTCTGGAAGACCTGGGCCTTCGCGTTGACTACTACGTGTCCTTGGACGCCGGGGAAGTCACCATCGCGGAGGTATCGGAGGGCGGCACCCGGACCCCTGAGGAATACTGGGCGCTGACCAAGGACCGGACCCTGCTCTGCTACGCCGGGACCGATCCAGGCCTGCTCGAGAAATGGCAGGGGAAGGTCTACTTCTTCAACTGCCGGATCCCTGACGACAGCCTGAACAAGGACCTGAACGCGGTCGAGAAGTTCAACACGGTCGTCTCGAGCGGCGGTAACGTGCTTGGGGCCGCCACCTACATCGCCAAGGGCATCTTCGGGTGCAACCCGCTCGTCTTCATGGGTGCCGACTTCAGCTTCTCCTACAAGCACAAGTTCCACGGATGGGACTCGAAGTACGACGCCAATATCGGCAACTGCGTCAGCATGACCGACGTTTTTGGTAACCGTGTGCTCTCCTGGCAGAGCTATTCCAACTTCAAGAGTTGGTTTGATTGGCTCTCCATGGCGGTGCCGGGGATCTACATCAACTGCACCGAGGGCGGCACGTTTGGCGCCTATGCCGGCGGCAATATCCGCTCGGTGATGCAGATGACCATCCGGCAGTTCATCGTCATGCAGACGGTCTGCAACGAGCTGACCGACGTGTGCGCCAACCCGGAAACGGACAAGATCAAAATCCTCTTTTAAGGAGCCATCCATGGCTTTCACGGTCACGCCGGTCATCACGGTGTTCGGCAACAAGAGCGTCAGGATTCTGAACATCCAGGCCGATGCCGCGGAGGCCAACGTCGACAGCGGCTTCTCGGTCATCGAGGCCTGCGTCGTCGGCCGCATCTCGTCGATGGGCACGGCCAACGCCTACGTGCAGTTCAACAAGAACAGCAGCGGCACGGCGGCCAACGGCACCATCGGCGTCTCGGGTGTCAGCAGTGGTGCCGAGTTCCAGTGCATTGTCTTCGGCCGCTAAAGGGGGGATGGCATGTACGGACCACGGAAAACAGCAACGCTGACGGTCGCCTCGGCCGCAACGGTCAGCGCCGTCTTTGAGCTGGGCGATCACAAGTTCTCGAAGATGGCAGTCAAGACCACGTCGATGTCCACCAATGCCGAGCTGACCATCCTCGGCTGCGACACGGTGAGCGGGACCTTTTCGCCCATCCTGGAGCGGGTCAACACGGCGCCGGTCCAGTACCAGACGGTGACCATCGCCACGACGACGTCGGGCAACTGGCTGGTCTGCGACGTGCCGCCGACGAACTACATGCAGTTCCTCGCATCAGCAACCGTCACCGGCGGCGGTAGCGTCGTCGTCGTCTTCGGACAAAACTAGGGAGTATCTCGTGGCCAAGGTCAAAGTCTGGAACCGCAACAAGTACCCGCACAAGGAACTCTATAAGGGCGACCAGGTCGTCATCCCCGCGGGCGGCTTCATCGAGATGGACTGGGAAGAGGCGGTTCAGTTCAAGGGCCAGTTCACCGGCATGGCGCCGCTGAAGTCGGAAGACGACGGTGCGGGCGGCATGGGCGAGCCTGACCCGCGCTTCTTCAAGATGATCGAGGTCGAGTCCCCGGCGGAAGACCCGGTGAAGGACGACGGCCTCGTCAACCACGCCACCGGCAAGCGGGCGGACGATGCCCAGGCCCTCCTCGGCCAGCTCCTCCAGTTTGCCCGTGAGAACCCGGACCGGGTCGTCAAGGACTCGGACCTCGACGGCCAGAAGCCTGCCGACGACGGCCGCGTGGCCGCCCTCGAACGCGAGCTCGCCGAGATGAAGGCCCTGATCCTGAACAAGCCGAAGCCGGGCCCGAAGCCGGGCTTCAAGGCCAAGAAGGAGGCGACTCTGTGAGCACCCCTGTCGATCCGGGTATCGAGACCGTCTACCCGCCGGGTGCCATGGTGCTGAAGGGCCGCTGGCGGGCGACTTTGGAGTCGGGCGGCGTCATCAAGCAGGTCGTCGAGGGCCCGAATGTCGTCTGCACCAACGGCAAGGAGTTCCTGGCGAGCTTCCTTAGTTCGGCAGCGGCGGCAGCGTCGACCTTCACCTGCAAGTACGTGGCGGTGGGCACGGACGCGACCGCCGAGCTTGCGGCCAACACCGCGCTAGGCACGGAGATCGCCAGGACGACGGGAACCGTCTCCTACGTCTCCAACCAGATCTACCAGGTGACGGCGACCTTCGTCTCCGGCACCGGCACCGGCGCCATCGTCGAATACGGCCTGCTCTCCTCGAGTACCGCCGGGACAATGCTCAGCCGCGATGTTGAGTCGGTCATCAACAAGGGGGCCAACGACTCCCTGACCGCCGTCCTTCAGTTAACGATCAGCTGATGGTGGTGCGTGACCGCATACTCAAAAACCGTCACCAACTCGCTGAACGTCTTCGGATGTCCTTCGGACAAGTGGAATGCGTTCAACTGGAACGCCTTCCTCTGGGGTAGCGGCACCGCTGACCTCCCGGTCCAGGTCTTCCACCTCGTCACCAACACGCTGACCCCCACGGAAGACTCCATCGGCCATGCCGTCCGGCATCTCGTCACCAACACGCTGACGCCGACCGAGGACTCCATCGGTCACGCCATTCGCCACCTGGTGACCAACACCCTGACCCCGACCGAGGATGTGGCCGGCAAGCGGGTCTTCCACCTCGTCACCAACACGCTCACCCCGACTGAGGACGTCGTCGGCCACGCGGTGCGGCACCTGATCAGCAACACCCTGGTGCTGACCGACGCCGAGACGACGAACTTCATCAAGGCCATCGTCAACGCCCTGGCCATGGCCGAGGACGTCTCGGCGGTCTACGTCCAGGACCCGAACGGCTACTTCAAGGTCTTCCCGGAAGACACCTCAAACGCCCACACCCAGAGCCGTCCCACCTGGACCGCCGGGTCGCCGGGTACGTCTGCCTGGGCCACCGCCGCCGCCGCCGGCACCACTTGGAGCGATGCATGACACCGACCGAACTGGTCACCTTCGCCCTGCAGCGCTGGAACGAGCCTTCCGGCGGCCTCTTCTCGGACTCAGAGCTCTACACCGTCATCTGGTCGGCGCAGCTCGAGCTGGCGCAGGAGAGCCTGTGCATCCGCAAGGTCTACACGACCCCGACGGTGGCGAGCCAGCAGGAGTACGCCAAGCCGACCAACGCCATCTCGATCAAGCGGATCACCTACGAGGGCCAGAAGCTCTTCAAGATCACCGACCGCGAGGACGACGCCCTGACGCTGAACAACCAGACCGTCACGGCCACCGGCACGCCGATGTACTACTGGGAGTGGGACGCCGCCATCGAGCTGCGCCCCGTCCCGGGTGCCGTCGGCACCCTCAAGATCTACACCTACGACCTGCCGCAGACCGTCACGGCCTCCACCGTGATCGACGTGCCGCTCAGGTACCACCCGAAGCTCGCCAACTACATGCTCGCCTACATGGCCGAGAAGGATAAGAACTTCCAGGCGGCCGGGAACTACCGGCAGCTCTGGATGAAGGATCTCCAGGACGCCAAGCGCTACGAGAAGAAGTTCCTGCGCGGCGACGCCATGGCCCACATGATCGACGAGGAACTCGCCCCGCTCACCACCATCGGGGTCGGCTGATGGCCCAGAACTTCGACGTCGTCTACCCGCCTCGCGAGAGGGCGACGTTTGACGGCGGCAAAAACAACAAGTACCCGCGCTCGACCATCGAGGACAACGAGAGCCCCGACTGCATCGACGTCGTCTTCTCAGGAGGGGCGGTCGAGACCCGGGGCGGCACGACGCTGCTCAACACCACGGCGATCGGCACCATGGCGGGCGACGGCCTCTACACCCGCCACGACAACACCGGTGCCGAGACCATGGTGGCCTTCTGCAAGGGATCGGCCTGGGCGCTGACCGGAGCCTCGACCTTCACGACGATCCCGAGCGCCCAGTCGGTCTTTACCGCGGGCTTTCGGGTCGGGGCCACCGAGTACGAAAATCACATGTTCATGGGCAACGGCGGGGTCTCGCCCTATAAGTACGACGGCACCTACTTCACCAGCCACGGCGTGCCGGCCCCCACCGCCACCGCCACGGTCTCCGCTGCAGCAACGGGACTTGTCGAAGCTGGCGACTGGGTCTACTGCTACACCTACGTCAACTCGGCAGCGGTCCAGGGGGACATCGGCCCGAAAACGGCGACGTTCACCGTCTCCGCGGGTAGCGGCAGAGTCAGCCTCTCGGCTATCGGCATCGCCCCCCAGAGCTTCGGGGTCAGCTCGAGGCGGATCTACCGGGCAACGTCGACGGTCGGACCCTTCAAGCTGGTTGGCACCATCGCCGACAACACGACGACGAGCTTTGTCGACAACATCCCGACCGCTTCGCTGAGTTCTGTCGCCCCGACCGACAACGGCGTCCCGCCCAACTACTCGGTGGCGGTCCAGCACCAAAACCGCATCTTCTGCAACAGCCCGACGAACCTCAATTACGTCCATTACTCCGACGCCGAGGAGCCTTATACCTTCGGCGCCCTGAGCTTCATCCCGATCGGCGATGCCAGCTTCGACCTGGTGCGCGGCCTCGCCGTCTACCAGAACGGCATCATCGTCCAGTGTGACGCCGGCCTCTACCTGATCGACATGCCGACGACGACGCCCACCGACTGGCGAGTGATCAAGATCCTGTCGCAGTACGGCTCGAAGTCGCCGTTCGGCTCGTTCCTCTACGACAACAAGCTGATGGTCCCCGCGGTCCAGAACTCCAAGTTTGCGGGCTTTGCCGCAGTGACCGGCGCCTCGGTGGATCCCGAGAGGACGTACGTCGACTCGACGGTAATGGGCAGCGACCGAAAGAGCGACCGGATCGAGCCCGACATGTTCAGCCTGGCCGAGGCCTACGTCCCGGGCATCACCGCCATCGTCTTCAAGAATAAGGCGTATGTCGCGCTTCCCTACGGGACGTCGGTGACCGCCAACTCCCGCGTCTACATGTACGACTTCTCGCACAGCCAGATCACCAAGCAGGGATATGCCTGGGCGCCGCTCACCGGCATCACGGCGGTGCAGTTCACCGTCTACGCCGGGAAGCTCTACTACATCGACTCCGCAGCGACCGGCAAGGTCTACCAGATGGAGACGACGAGCTATAACGACAGCGGCTCGGCGATCAACTCGTACTTCTGGACGAAGGAATACTCGGGCAATCCGGGCCACGAGAACCTGCAGAAGGACTTCCGCAAGGTCCGCCTGCTGGTCGACCAGGCGGGACCCTATTACATGAACCTGACGTACCGGACGGACTCTGACTCCGGCGCCGGGACGACGATCCAGGTCTCGCTCAACCCCGGCTCCGCGGTCTGGGGCACAGCAGTGTGGGCTTCAGCGGTCTGGGGCTCCGGCGCGGACCAGAAGGAGGTGACGGTCGGCCTCGGCCAGGTCACCGGCAAGCGGATTCAGTTCCGCTTCTCCAACCAGAACGCGGCCAATCAGCGCTTTAAAGTGCATGGCATCAACTTCACTTACAACATCAAGGGGAAGCGCTGATGGCTGCGCCCGACTATAGCGGCATCACCAAAGGCATCACCGGGCAGTTCGACGTTGCCAGGCAGAAGGCGGCGCAGACCGAAGGCGCCAACCTCCAGGGGCAGAAGGATGCCCTCGCGAGGCGGGCGGCGCAGCTCGGCGGCGGGCCTTCCGGGGCCTTCGTCAAGGCGGAGCAGACCGCCGGAAACGAGTCGGCGCAGCGCCTGCAGCAGGCCAACGAGGGGATCAACTCTCAGCAGTCGGCGGCGCTGCGGGATGTCAACATGACCCAACTCGGCCAGCAGTACCAGACGAGCGAGCGGGAGGCCGGCCAGGGCTTCCAGGCGGGACAGCAACAGTCGGCGCAGGCGTTCCAGGGGGCACAACAGGACAAGTCGCTGGCAGCTCAGGCAGTCATGCAGGAGAAGGGCATCACCGCCCAGAGCAGCCTCCAGGATAAGTCGCTGGCGGCGCAAGCGATCATGCAGAAGACCGGCCTCGACGCTCAGGCGGCGATGCAGGCGGCAGGCTTCACACAGCAAGAGAAACTGCAGACCAATACCCAGGACTGGCAGAAGGCGAACGTCGTCGACACACTGGCCGCCCAGAACAAATTCGAGAACGACCAGAACATCAAGACCAACGCCTTCAACGCCATGCAGGCGCTGGTCGCGGCCAACTACAACGGCGCCGATATCAAGAAGTTGATCTCGGCAGCCTTCCCCAATTTCGACATCAGCCAGCTCGGCGACATCGACCGGGTGACGGTCAACGGCGCGGGGCAGGGGGCGAAGCCGGCGGCCGTGGCACCGAAGCAGGCACCGGGAACCTATACCCCGTCGTCGACCCCGACATATTCGGGGAACACCCAGGACCCCTACTACAACCCTGGCGGAAACTAAGGAGACCTTCATGGCACTCGTTCAGGTTCGCCCAACTCAGCAAGGTCAGGAAGTGGTCGGCGCCAGGAAGGGCGGCGGCTCGACCGGCGCGGCCATTGGCGGCGTCGTTGGCGGCGTATTCGGGGCGATTGGCGGCGCGGCGACGGG